TAAAACTTAGCCGACTGACTGACACACCACTAAACGAATACAGCTACGCATTTCAACTACCTAGTGATTTATTGATGCCGATAGGTACATATCCTAGTGCACGTTATGAAATCTACGAAGATAAGTTATACAGCAACCATAACGAAGTAGAACTTGATTACATTTTCCGACCTGATGAAAGCACATTTCCTGCTTACTTTGTGGAAGCATTAGCTGCACAATTAGCTGAGAAGTTTGCTATTCCGATTACTAATAATCAGACAATGCGACAGGCTATGGAAGCACACGCTGCTGACACCTACCGCAAAGCTGCATTCAGAGATGCACAAGGTCGAACACCGAAGGCTATTAAGCACCGCCCATATATCGCAGTAAGAGGCTAGTATGGCAAAAACGTACAACCTACAGTCTAGTTTCAACAAGGGTGTGCTAGATAACTCTATGCGTTCTCGCATGGACACACAGCAATACTTCCAAGGTGTAGAACAGGCTGATAACTTCAAGTTCATACCGCAAGGTGGTGCAAGACGCAGAGAAGGGACAGAGTACATAGCGACCCTGACAGCAGAAAGTCGCATTGTTCCTTTGGTGATGAGTAACACACAGCGTTACATTCTGGCGTTTTCCAACAATCAGCTAAAAGTGTTCCGGGCAGATACCGATACATTGGTTGATACTGTTACCACCACATACACCACAGCACAGTTATTCGAGATGGACTTTGCCCAGTCTGGTGATGATTTACTTGTGGTGCATGAAGATCACGTTCCTAGAATCATAGCTCGTGGTGCTACTGATGCAGACTTTACTATTACAGATGTCACATTCGTAGAGCAACCAACATTCGATTTCAACGATACCAGCAGCCCAACACCGACCAGTGAGATACAGGTCGTTAGTTTCACGTTTTCATCTGGTGCTGCTTACAAGTTGAATCTTGAAGGTATAGACACTGAGCAACTTATATTCAGAGATGACAGTGGTCACGCTGAACAAATACAGGACGAGTTACACGCTTTATTTAATACACCTGACACTGGTATATCTGTATCAAGAACAGGCACTAAAGAGTTCACTATTACATTTGCGAACGCTGCTGCGAAGAACTGGCGACCAATACAGGGTCGAACTACTGATGGAACTAGCGGCACTACATCTGTATCAACTACACAGCAGGGTGTGGCAAGAACTGAGAATGTATGGTCGGCTACTAGAGGGTATCCAAAGACTTGCACATTCCATGAAGGTCGCTTGTGGTTTGGTGGTAGTAGATCACTACCCAATACAGTGTTTGGTTCGTTTGTAAATTCTTTCTTTAACTTTGGTTTTGGTCGTGGTCGTGATGACCAAGGTATTATGTACCAGCTACAAAGTGATCAGAATAACAAGATACAAGCTATATATTCTGCACAGACTTTACAGATTTTTACATCTGGTGGTGAATATGTGGTCTACCAAAGTGAGTTCGATCCTATTACACCAGCTAACATTCGTATCATATCTAATACGAAGTATGGCGCGTCAGCAGTAAAACCGACTGACATAGAAGGTTCTGTTACTTATGTACAAAGAACTGGCAAGGCTATTCGTGAAATGGTGGCAGAGGCAGGTAGAAACTTTACTTCACCGTCTATTTCATATCTAGCGCCCAACATTATCGTCAACCCAGTAGAGTTAGATTCACTTAGAGGTACATCTAGCGATGACGCAAACTATATTCTCGCGGTGAATAATGACGGTGACATAGCATTATTTAATACACTGAAAGAGCAGAATGTTGCTGCATGGTCATTGTGGAAAACTGATGGTGACTTCACAAGTGTAGCGGTGGCATTTAATGATATTTATGTAGCGGTCAAACGTGTTATCAATAGTGCGACAGTGTACTACCTAGAAAAGTTCAACACTGATTACAACATGGACAGCACTATCAAAAAAACCAGTGTAGGCAGTGCAACAGTTACAGGTCTTACACACCTAGAAGGTGAGACAGTTAAGGTTAAAGCAGACGGTGCAGTTCTTCAGGACAGAACAGTATCTAGTGGTCAGATAGTTTGTGAGCGTACAGTCACAGATGTAGAGATAGGTATGCCATATACCGCTACACTAAAAACTATGCCCGTTGTGCAACAGACTGGTGCAGGATTTAATCTTGATCAAGAACTACGAGTATCTAAATGCACACTAGAATTGGTTGATTCACTAGGGCTTATCGTAAATGGGACAAGAATCCCTGACAGAAAGATAGGCGACCCAGTGGGCACACCGACTACACCTTTTACTGGTAGAAAAAATACGCCAGTTTTAGGTTGGGCAAAGACAAAACAAATCACTATTACACATACAGACCCAGTTGATTTAACCTTACTGGGATTACAGTTAGAGGTAAATTCCTAATGGCACAAGCAGCAGTTCCATTAATGTTAGCAAGTACAGCAGCAGGTGTTGTTGGTCAACAAAGAGCCGCAAGCGCACAAGCTAGAGCTATTGAAAACGAAGCTAAAAGAGCACAAGAGCAAGCAAAGATACAGGCTAATGAAGAAGCGTTAGCTCGTAAAGAGCGTCTTTTACAAGCCTTGTCAGCAACGGCTGCTGGTGCAGGTGCGTCTGGTGCAGGTCTAGCAGGAAGTACCTATAACATTATGACAACAGATATTGCTGAATTTGAGAAAGAGCAGCAACGTGCAGAATTAGGTTCACAGATACAACGCGCTAGTATTGGTCAAGCAGGTAGAGAACGTGCCAGAGGCGTACGACGAGCGGCTGGTATTGGTGCAGCGACAACTCTTGTGGGGTTAGGTCGTGAGATGCAACAGGCAGGTGGCACTGGTATAAAGCCAGAATAACTAGGTATCAAAAACAGGTAGAACATGGCGACACAAAGATTTAGACGACAATTTGGCGGCTTACCTAGAATAGCACCGTCTGGCGAAGCACAGGCATACGGACAAATTCGTAGTGCATTATCTGGGTTTACAAGTGCGGTGGGTGGTGCAGCCATAGAAGGGCTACAGCGCCAAAGTCTTGCACAGGCAGAGCAACAAGCACTTGCATACGACCCGACAGCTGGCGCACCAGTATTAAGTGAGCGTGAAACTCGCGCTGCCAAGGCTTACAACCGTCAAGTATTGCAAGCACACCAGCAAGAGGTCGATTTCACTATTAAAGCTGGTTTAGATTCTATTGCGACACAACATGCTCAAGACCCTGCAAAGTTTCAAGTAGCGGCAGACGCATACTTGCAAGAGTCTGCAAAAGATATACACCCTGCACTACAGCAGCAGGTGATGCCACGTTACGGTTATATGCGTGACACAGCACTATCTAAGATAACTCAAAGGGCACAGAAAGCACAATTAGAAAGAACAAAGCAAGTCGGTATTGACTGGGTAAATAGTTCTATTGAAAGCACAGCAAAGATTGCTCGTGCTGGTGATGTGCTAGAGGCAGAGGAACAAATAGCTCTTTTCAATAACTACCTAGATGAAATGGAGTCATTGAGTGATAGCGAGAAGGCAGTTGCTAGAAGTAAGATGGTCAAGGAAGTCTATGTTGCTGGTTTTGTTTCTGACATTTCAGAACTCGGTACGGTAGAAGCATTAACAAAATTAGATGAAATGCGTAATGACGTGCCTGACTTATTTACTAGGGATGAGTGGGACGAAATAATTAGTTCAGAGATTACTCGAACAAACTCTCGTATCGCTATAAAAAATAAGCAAGAAGCAGAGTTTCAGGCTAACAATGAAAAGGCAGTGTCAGACCTAGAAATCACTATAGATTCATTTGATGAACCAGACGTAGATTTAATTGTGCAAGCACAACAATCTATCGAAGAATTGTTTACAAAAGGTGCTATACCAGCAAGTAAAAGAACATCTTTACATAAAACGCTAAACGGTAAAGTAGAAAGTCAAAGACAGCAGTTTAATAACCTACAAGACTTTGTAAAAGTTCTATCTGGTGATATGTCTGTATTACCGGGCACACTAGAAGATATGGACAAGAGTTACGAGTTATGGGTTAAAACATTAGAGCCTGAGTTTAGAAACGCGCAGATAGAAAAGGCTGTAGGTAAACTTCAACAAGTTCCAAAACCATTGAAGATTGAAATAACAAATGGTTTAGCTAGTGGTGATCGAGATCAGACATTATCAGCCGTTGATTTAGTAAACCGTATTGGTAAGAACCCTAGAATCGACTTAAATATAAGCAAAGAAGAAAAGTCATACGCTAAAATAGTCGAGCGCAGCTTAATGTCTATGTCGTTTGATGAAGCGATTGAACGCGCTAATAACATAGTATATCCAAGTAACCCTGACTATATACGGGCTAACGAAGCCAAGTATAAAGATGCTACGAGAAAGACAGACTGGAACGTATTATCGAGAAGTGATTTCGGTGGTTTTTTTGCAGGTAAGGTTGACACCTATAATGAGCCAGAACTAGCGGCAGACTATGAGGCACGCACGAGAGACTATTACGTTCTCAATGGCGGTAATATGGAGCTTGCAAAAGAATCAGCTCAAGACGATATGAACCGTTACTGGGGTAAGCATGACGGTAGAATAGTTAGAAACCCACCACAGAACTTTTATGGTATGGATGAAGAAAACGACTGGATACAAGAACAGCTAGAAGCTGAAGCAAATCCAGATGGTGAATACTCAAAAGTTTTCCTAATGTCTGACGACAGGACAATGAGAGAAGTATCTAACGGCAACCCACCAACATATCCAGTCTTTGTGCTAGATGAGTTAGGGCAGCTACTACCATTAAATAAACGCTTTATACCAGATCAAGAATTAGAGCTTGAACGTAGAGAATTAGCGGCAAAAGATATACAAATGAAAGAGCGTGAAAAAGCCGTAGCCAAGATGAAGGTTCAAGAGCAAAGAGAAGAAATCCAGCGCAAGCGCCTAGAAGAACGAAGTGAACAGGCGATGAGCTTTGTAAGAAAGTCGCGTAGTTAGAGGTGATCGATAATGCTAATAGATGACGACCAGCCAGCCCTTCGTGCTATGCAGCAAGTTGAGCCAGTAGAGGGTGCACCTGACTATGAGCAGGTCTTTGCTAGTGTCGGTCAAAAAATGGCGGCTGCTTATGCGACAGAAAACGAAGTAGGCGCTGCTCTTTTCAACAATATAGAACTATCGCCTTTAGACGAAGATTACAACCCATGGGACGATATGACGCAAGCAGAACGAGGCGATGATTCGTTTCGTAAAATTGCTATGTATGCAAATAGTAATGAAGATTTAAACAGCATACGCGACCAACAGAAAAGAGAGCAGGAAGCCAGAGCTTTATTAACTGGTGTAGACGGTATCGCATACTCAATAGGTGCTGCTGTACTTAGCCCAATGAACTTGATACCAGTAGGCGGAACAGCATATAAAACCTACAGAAATGGCGGCAGCATTCTTAGGGGTGCGGCTATGACTGGTATGGTCGCTGGCAGTACAGTCACAGCGCAAGAGGCGCTTTTACATTCGCAACAACTAGAAAGAACGTATGGTGAGTCTATATTAAATATCGGCGCTTCAGCGTTCTTAGGTGGCGTCCTAGGCGGCTTTAGTGGTGCTGTAACTAAAAAGCGTTTTGACACTCTAGCCAAAGAAATTGAAGAAATAGAACCGATGAAGTCAGTTGGCGCTATGCAGACTGGTGCAGATGGTGACTACAAGATAAAAGG